CTCGTTGTGTGATGATTTCAATGCAACCTGAGTCTGCGAACAGTTTGGAGAAGTTTTCACGCAGGAAAGCACTACGGCGCTTCTGGCCCATCACACTGGCTCCTGCTTTGAATTCTGCCAAAGGCACGATGTCAAACAGCATGAGTCTAGCATCCTGTGCCTGCACATCCGATTTCCTGTGCACCTGTTTCATGAGATCCTGGAATGAGTTTGAAATCACTTCTCCATCAAACACATAACTGCGGCCCCAATTGTCCATGTTGTCTTCAAAGGCCTTGACGATGTGCGGAAAGTTTACTAGTTCTTTGCCGTTGCGAGTATACATCACAACTGTGCGGCTTTCGTAGTCTACCACAGTTAGCACACGCACACCATCCAGTTTGGGCTCAACCAATTTCTTGCCTGTGATCTTGCCTTCGTGATTGGCACCATCGTGCGCCAACATGCACTCAAACACAGGCACAGCATATTCGGGCTTCTTGCTTTTCTTGGCCACAGTGTTTACTGTCTTTTCTGAAACACCACAGCGAAGGTCTTTGATAAGGATCCTACGATAGAATCCATTCCATTGATCTTTGGTGGCCACATCCATGGCCAATTTGATGGCATCACGTGCGGCATGACCTGTGAGTGTTCTGCGATACAGAGCATCTGCCAATTCACTGAAGTTGGCCCAGCTTAGGCCCTGTCCATCTGCATCACTCTCTGGAACCTGCTTGACTCCAAAGGTATGCAGTTTGTCCAAACACCAGCGAACTCCTTCGAAGAATTCATCTAGCCCTTCTGTCATTGCTTCTGCAAGAATAGCTTCTTTGGCCAAACGGCTGTTGTCTGCTTCAAGTTGAGCAATAACTGCTTGCGGTTGTGTTCTCATTTTCTGCTCCTAAACTGTTACAATGCTAATATTATAGCATCGAACAGTGGAGTTGTCAAGCGATATTTTGGATTGATTATCCTAAATAGTCCGCCCAGCTAGGATGGCCCAGGTGATAGCCTCTAACCCTGCGTTTGGCAACTAGATCCCAAAATGTAGGCTTGTAAGGAGCAATCTTTGGCTTCATTTTACCCACATGAGCTGCCTTGCGATAGTTACAATGTTTGCAGGCTGTGGTCGAGTTTTCCCAAGTGGTCTTGCCGCCCAGGCTCACAGGATGCACGTGATCCAAAGTGGCGTTGGTTTCTGTGACATTTGTGCCACAGTATTGACAGGTGTAGGCATCACGCAGGAATATGTTGCGTTTGCTCAACCGCATGGTATGTTTGGGTTTTTGATATGTGTTCAACATGATCACAGCAGGCACACGAGTCTGCCATCTGGCACTGTGGACAATCCAATCGTCATGCCATTCCAAGACCTTGACCTTGTCCAGAACCATGTATCGTATGGCTTCCTGCCAATCTACCACACTCAAGGGTAAAAGGCTTACAGGTTGCATGTCTGCGTTTAATAAAAGGGTGCTCATGATATATTTAACTGCGGGTTGATTACATGACTATTATATGCTCAGATTACAAAGAAAACAAGAGCCTTGACAATAATTACTAGACACGTTATACTTTAATTTTGCACAAAAGGAATTCTATGTTAGTACCAATGGTAGTTGAATCTACATCAAAAGGTGAGCGGGCCTACGACATCTTTAGTCGTTTGCTCAAAGAGCGTATTATCATGTTGAATGGTCCTGTAGAAGATCACATGGCCAATCTGGTTGTGGCCCAATTGCTGTTCTTAGAAAGCGAAAATCCAGATAAAGAAATCAGCATGTTTATCAACAGCCCAGGTGGTGTTATCACTGCCGGCATGAGTATCTATGATACCATGCAGTTTATTCGTTGTCCTGTTGCTACCTATGTGATGGGGCAGGCCTGCTCAATGGGCAGCTTTCTAGCACAAGCAGGTGCCAAAGGTAAACGATACATGTTGCCCTATGCACGTCACATGATACATCAGCCTTCAGGTGGCGCTCGCGGTATGCAAAGTGACATTGAAATCCAATACAAAGAGATCACTAAGATGAAAACAATCTTAACTGAACTTTATGTTAAACACAATACCGCAGGCAAGACCTATCAAGACTTCGAGCGTGACATGGATCGTGACACCTTCATGTCAGCAGAAGAAGCACTGGCCTATGGCCTAGTAGATAAAATAATCGAGAAACGACCATGAACTTACAAACATTAGGTAAAATAGACAAAGGGTGGGGATTTGAATTGGTATGGGCCAACAACGACAAATACTGCGGAAAACTCCTTGTATTCGAACGTGCAGGAGCCAAAACCAGTTTGGTGTTTCACAAAGAAAAATACAAGAGTTGGTTTATCAATGCTGGTAGATTCAAGGTAACCTACATTGATGTTAGCACAGGTGAAGCCAAGGAAGCCATCCTAGAAGAAGGCAAAACTGCAGATTTCGGAGCTCTTGGTCCGCATCAAATCGAAGCACTGGTTGCCAACAGTGTGATCTTTGAAGTTAGCACCTCGGACTACGTTGAAGATCGATTTAGACTTGCGCCGGGTGACACGCAAATGAAGCAGCCAGAGCAGTAATTAGATCTTCAATCATACCATCATCGTGGAACGGAGTAGGTGCTAGACGTAACCGCTCTGTGCCCACTGCCACAGTGGGATTATTGATAGGCTGGATATAGATGTTGTGCTCGTTGAGTAGTTCATCGCTGATGGCCTTGCAACGCACAGCTTCCCCAACTAGGATAGGAACAATGTGTGTGCTGGTGCATTCCATTGCAGGCATGCCAGCCACAGCCAATCTATGTTTGAGTTTACGACTGCGTTCTTGATGCTTGTCTCTCAGCTCTTGATGATCCTTTAGATACTTGACCGCAGCTAATGCACCTGCACAGCTCACAGGGCTCATTGATGTGGTAAAGATAAATCCAGCAGCTACAGAACGGATGGCGTCAATGACCTCTGCATCGGCAGCTATATAGCCACCTTGGACCCCATAGGCTTTCCCTAATGTACCGTTGACTATGTCAACACGGGATTGTAGCCCTAGCTCTTCAACTTTCCCACCACCGTGGGGTCCATAGAGTCCTACCGCATGTACTTCATCGATGTAGGTCATAGCACCATATTTGTCTGCTAGATCGCAGATTTCTTTGATGTGTCCTACGTCGCCATCCATTGAGTAAACTGATTCAAATACAATGCAGGGCACGTTGCCTGTGAGTTGTATGCTGGTTAATATGTCTTCTAGGTGATTGAGATCGTTGTGACGAAATACAGTCTTAGGTGCTCGGCTGTGAACCATGCCTATGACTAGGCTGTTGTGGTTCTCACTGTCCGAAACAAAATGTATGTTGGGTATGATCTTGCTTAGAGCAATCAAAGTCCACTCGTTGGCCACATAGGCTGATGAGAACAGCAGAGCTCGTGCCTTGTTGTGTAGAGTGGCCAGCTCGTATTCCAAGGCCACGTGATAGTGACTGGTTCCTGCAATATTACGTGTGCCACCTGATCCTGCGCCTGTGTGATCTAGAGCAGTATGCATGGCATCTAACACAACTTTGTGCTGACCCATGCCCAAATAGTCGTTGCTGCACCAGTTTGTGATGCTTTTGATGTTGTAGGGTCCGTACCACATGGCTGAAGGAAACTTGCCCTTTTCGCGGATAATGTCGTTGAACACACGGTATTTGCCCGTGTCTTTGAGTGTTTTGAGTAGATTATTAAAGGGAGCTTTATTGATCATAGTCAACTATTTACATAAATATTAAACTGGGAGTAATAATGGCCGCAAACGGTATATCAGAACTAGCAACTAAACAGTTAAAGCAAGAAGCCAAACTAGATTTAGCACAAACAAGACGACAAGCAGCAGGCGATACTACTGCGCCATACTATAGAGAAAATAATACCTACGATATAGATAATCTGCCTACTAAGTATTCTGGAAATACATTAGTGAATAATTCAAATCCTGACGGACTGTTATTAGGACGTCCGTGGATCAACGTTGCAGCTATTACATTTACATCTGGAGTTTATCATCGCACAGTAACTGGCACAACAAATGCTAATGGCTATTTTGGTGTAGATTTTATCCCGGCAAACGACGATCTAACATTCTTTGATACCTATGCTGCTACTTCTCAAGGTGTTTACACAAGTTTAAACTTATCTAGTCTACCAGAGTATAGTAGTATTATGCTTACAGGATACTTCTTAGCACCTACTACAGATACCTATACATTCTACACTAGCACAGACGATGCTAGTTATATGTGGATTGGACCAGATGCCATTACAGGATATACTCATACCAATGCTGTTGTCCAGAACGGCGGCCTTCACGGTGTTACAGAAGTGAGCGGAACCATTGCAATGATAGCAAACATTTATTATCCCTTCCGTGTTATGTTCGGTAACCTAACAGGCCCAGGAACAATGACCGTTAGTTGGGCGAGCGGAACACAAGCTAAAACATCAAACTGGTCCGGTAAACTGTTCTACAACTCAGCCACTAACGGATTCTAATAAATAACACTATGAGAGCAGCAGAATTCATGAGGGCCTTGGCCGACATTAT